TTTATCTGTTCTCGCTTTAGTTCAACCAGTATTCGAATTACAAGAACAACAAGGTATTGGTGCTACACAACAAGCACAAGACATGATGCCTCCTATGGCTTCTGATCAATTAGCTAATCCACAAAATATGGGTATCGTAAGAGCTAAAAGCAGTGTTTTTGTTGATTCAAAATCTAAGAATCCTTTGATTCTTGGTGATTCTTTTAATTATCAAAATATTCCAGGAACTTCTATTCAAGGCGATCCTACTTTTACAGGTGCTATGACTCCTCCAACTACTTCTTTAACACCTACTCCAACACCTGACTATATGGATATGTCTAATACTTTGATTTCTGATTTTATGAAACAGTATGTGTCTCCAGTTACAATGGACGCTTCGAGTCTTCAAAATGAAATTGATTTATTAAAAGGAGTATATGGTGATTCTAAAAAAGAAGCTCAAAGAGCTTTAGCTTTAACAGGAATACAAAGAGGCCTAGAACTTGCTTCAGGAGCAGATATTAATCAATTGATATCTCAAACAGCAGGAGATATTTACAAAATAACTAACGCTGTAACTCAACAAGACAAAGCAATAGCTCTTCAAGCTTACAAAACTTTATTATCTAGAAAACAGTCTATGTCTGAGAGAGAATTTGATCTCGCTAAAATGGGACTAGAGAATCAATTAAAAATTCTTTTTGAAAAGTCAAAAGGTATGGAAAAACCGATTTATTTAAAAGACCCTAAAACAGGAAGTGTTGTTGTTTTAGATCAAACCAAAGATGCAACAAAAATTAGAGACTTACTAGATGCAAATTTTGAACCTGTATCAACTACTGCTCAACAACCTTTAATACAACAAACTTTCTCGACTGTTGATATGAAAGACGGTGGTATTGTAAAAAGAGCCAATGGTTCTTCTTCTATGGGAGAAACCACTGCTGGTGGGATTACTTATGAGGAAGCCATGGAAGGTATTGAAGGAGGATCTATGGGTTTACAAAAAAGCGAATTAGTAGGAAAAGGTGGTATGGAATTGGTAAGAGATCCTGGAATGATTACTAAATATCAAAACAGAATTATCTCAGGTGTGGAACTAGAAAAATTATTAAATGAAGCGATTGGAATGATTGAAGGTAATCCTAAACTAGCAGGTTTAGTAGGAGATGTTATACAGGTAGCTCAAAAAGGAGTTCTACCTATCAATCAATTATTTGAATTATTTGGTGGTACTAGCCCTATTCCTCCTTCTGTGACAAAATTTTTATCGGATCCTGATATTCAAGATTTAGCGAACTTAGAAACATTGATTCCTGAAAAATTAGTTAACTTTGTTAAAGACATTGATGTCAATAGAATGCCAGCTTTTAACAGAATTTCTGATCAAAAAGCAAACTTAAGAATCTCTGGATTCAGTGATGCAACTGTCGCGACTAACACTTTAAAAAGTATTTTACAAAATGTTAAAGAAGCAAATAATCAATTAAGAGAAGCTATTGGAAGACCAGAAGTAGAATATGGTTCTCGACTAGATCAGATATTAGAACAGTTTGATGTCAATCAAGATAATGAACTAGTGCAACAAGCTATGGATGCAATCAAGCAACAACCACAATTTCAAGAACAAATATTAGATTCTTTATTGAATAAACTCAAACAACAGTCAGGGTCTTAACATGGCTGAGAATGTTTTCTTAGAAGAAGTTGAAGCTCTCAAAGGTAAGAGCGAAGAGAGAGCTACTGAACTAAAAGAAGAGTATGGAAAAGCAAAAACTCCAAATGTTTTTTCACTAGCCTATGATTTAATAAAACCTTTCACTGGAAAAAACCTAGCTTTTGACCCTAAATCTTATGAAGGAGGATTATTAGATCCTGATAGTTTAGAACAAATATTTTCTCAAAGAGAAGGACTGGAAAGATTTGGTCTTAATAGAGAAACTTTTGAAGCTGTGGGTGGTATTGCTGGCTTGGCTCAAGGAACAAAAGCGTTAACACTAAGAGCCTTACCTTATGTTCCTACTGTTCCAGGAAAAATATTATCTTTAATTTTATACGATGCCTTGGGAGCCACAGCAGGTGCTCAAGCTTTTGATTTAATTCAAAAAAACTCTACAGGAGAAGAAGTTAGTTTTTGGGAACAATTAGAAGTATTGCCTGATGATTTTAAAAGAAGTTTAACTTGGGCCACCGTAGGTCCTATGGCTGAATCTGCAATTCAATCTTTTAGACTTTATTTATCTAAAGGAGTGAAAGCTAATCCTGAATTGGTAGAAGCGTTTAATAAATCAAAAGAATATTTAGGCGATCGGTTAGCTTTTAGTATTGGTGATTTAGATACAGCAACAGGAGTTGGTAAATTTATTAATCTTGCAAGAACTGGTTTTGCTCAAATCCCACTTTTAGGCTCTAAATTAAAAGGTGTGACAGCAGAGCGATCAACAGAATTATTTAATCTATTGGGAGACTTTTCTAAAAAAATGGGACAAGGTTTGGATGAAGATACTCTTGCAAGAAAGATTTTTGAACAATCAAACAAGGCTTATAGCACATTTAAAAAGACTATGGGCAATCTTTCTAATGAAATAGTTCAAGCAGAAAAAGCTGTCCCCAATAAAGGAAAAGTTATTCCTGTCAATAAAATGAGAGGATTTTTAGAAGAATATATAACAAATTTTGAAAAACAATATGGTAAAGAAGTAACGAAAACAACTGATCCTGGTTATAATGAGTTTTACAATTTTGCTCAAAGATTTTTAAAAATATATCCTCAAAACGCAAAGATAAATTATTCTGGTTGGAAGACTATTATGGAACAGTTAGAAAATGCTGTCACTTCTTCTAGAGGTAAACCAGGAACAAATAAAGCAAATTTAGGGGAGTCTTTTACTCAAATGAGAAATCTTTTAGATGATGCTAGTGCTGAAGATTTTTTAAAGAACTTTCCAAAAGAAGAGCAAGGTATAATTAAAAATTATATTCAACAGATAAAAGATTTTAGACAAATATATACAACAGCAAGAGAACCTTTTGAAAGAGTAGTAGCTGGACAAATCGAAAATGTGGACGATATTTTTACAGCTTTAAGTGGTAAATTTAAAGGTGAATCAAAAAAATATGTAGATGAATTAGTAGCACCCTTGCTTCGAAGAATGACTCCTTCAGCAGTCGATGATTTATTAAAAATTACTGGTGGTGATAAAAAAATAGCAGGAGAATTAGTGAAAACTTGGTTTGATGACGCTGTGGCTGCTTCTACGAGAAACATTAAAGAATCAGGCACCGATGTTTTAGATACAGGTAAATTAATGACTCAATTAGGTTTGGGTGGAACTGGTAAAAAAGCAAGAGGAAAGGCTTTCAATCAACTGATAGATATCATGAATGAGTCTTTACCAGAGTCGCAAAGATTACCTTCGAATTATGTCAGTGATATTTTAGACATGCTAACAAGACAACAAAATATTAATATTCCAGCAACAGGAACATTCTTAAGAAGAAGTATTGCTATTGGTGGTATGGGTGGTGCGAGAGCGATTACTAATAACCCTGTAGCTAATATATTTAAATACGTCTTAGGTGGTCCCTTAGGTATAGTTGGTTCTGTTATTGGTGTTAGAAACTTTTCTAATTTTTTAACAAGTCCAGATACTTTAAAACATGCTATTCAAGGTTTTGATTCAACCTTACCTGCTATAAAAAGAAAAACTGCTTGGACTCAATTTTTTAGAGCAGCAATGGGAGAACTAGAACAAAGAGCAAAAGATACAGCTTTAAATACTGAATTAAGAGCACTGGATCCAAGTCTTGATCCAGTTAATGTTGAAAATGCAAAATCAAAAATTGAAAGTTTACTAAATAATGTTCAGTTATTTGAAAAAGATACTACGAAAGAACCAGATGTCATTGATGAAATCATTCAACAAACAGATAACTTTAAAACACCTGATGATCAAAATATCTTTTTAGAAGAATTAAAAAATATAGAGGATAGTACTAAAGACCCTCTTCCTACTCCTCCAGTTCCTTCAGGAGGCACGGTCACCTTTTCAGAACCTCAGGTTAGTAGAGGCGATACAGGAGTCGATGTTATTGCTCCCATTGAGATACCTAAGATAGATGTAACTTCAATCGGAGGAGGCCAAATGGGTGGAATAAATCCACAAACTATGGCTGGCTTAGAATCTGTAGGATTACCTCTTTTCCAAGCAGCTGAAGGTGGTATAGTCGATCTCTATGAGTCAAAAAAATTTAAAAAACCACAGGTGGTAGCATAATGGCTAGTTTTAGACAAGCAGAATCTCAAAGTATGAAAGCTCTTCAAGACAGAAGAGAGCAAACAAGAAAAGATTTTTTTAAGGGAAGACCAGATATTTCCCCTAATCGATTAGATAGAAGACAGATTCAATCTGACTTATATGAGAAATTTAAACAAGAACAGATGAAACCTGTTTTAACTACCTCAGGTAAACCAACAGGAGCGTTTCAATCTATAGTACCAGGTGGACCTACCTTAGCTAACAGAGCTCAAGAACTAGCCTTTAAATATGGTCCTACCTTTAGGGAGATTGGTAGCGATATTGGGTATGGTTTAGGAAGTATGGCTAAAGGCGCTGGTGACTTTATTGGTAAAGGTGGAGTTATTGGTTCTATTTTATCTGGACTTTATGATAAGTTTAAAAGTGGAACTCAACAGGGAATAGAAACTGTTGGTGGTCTTTATGATAATTTAAGAAAAACTTTAGGTGGTGGTGAACCACCTGTTGTTAATTATGGAGGAAGTAGCGATATAACAGTGACAGAGCAACCTATGTTCCCTTACAACTTTGAAACAATTATGAAACCAAAACCTGATCCTCTTTTACCAAGTGAAATGTCTCAAGAACAGTTTATGGAGTCTTATCCTGAACTGTATTCACAAAATCCTATGTTTAGACAACAAGTCTATGACCCTATAAGAGTGAGCGATATGGATATGTCAGGAGTTGTAGCTAGTAATGTAGGTCAAAATATTATAGGTAACCTACAAAATCTAAGAAATTTAGCACAACAATCTAATTTAAATAAAATTCAATTTGATCCCTTTAATCCAAATAGAATAGGATATAAAGATCAATTTATGTATAACAATACTCCTGTAAACTATAATATAGGCATTGGTAATCAAGGGATAGAAGCTGGTTTAAATTTTGCATTTAAAAAGGGAGGAAGTGTAGACAAATACGCTGGTTTAGGTTATAAACTTAAATAAATGAAATTAATTCAATTTATTATAAAAATATTTAAAAGAAAGGTAGAGAAAGATCCCCACGAAGAACACTGGGGAATAGGTGCATCATGATAAAAATTACAGAAGAACTTCGAGCTAGCGTTATCGCCCATGAAGGAATTGTGGACGAATTATATTTAGATTCATTAGGAAAAGCCACGATTGGCATTGGCCATTTAATACAGCCACATGAACGAGATAGATTTCCAGAAGGAAAAAAGATTTCTAGAGAAGAAATAGACGAGTTATTTGATATTGATATTAATAGAGCCGCGGCAGGCGCTGACTTATTAATTGAAGAATGTATTGGAGTCGGACTTGAACTACCTCAACATATTGGTGAAGTGATTGTGGAAATGGTTTTTCAACTAGGGATTCAAGGTGTTCGAAATTTTAAGAAGATGTGGAAAGCGATGAGAGTCAAAGATTGGAAGACAGCATCACTGGAAATGAAGGACTCGAAGTGGCATCAACAGACTCCAAAACGCTGCGAAGAACTAGCTGAAATAGTTGCGAATACGTAAGATTAGGGGCTTTCGCCCCTTTTTCCTACAGAGTTCTTCTAATAAAGTTTGGAAAGCGACCTTCTTGTTTAAAGGTCATATAAGCTGCAAACCAATCGTGTTTGTATTCAGCCTGACAAAACTCTTTAATTTGTTCGTCCTTATCTTCTTTAGCAAAGAAGTTTAGAAAGTGATTCATTGATCTTTTAGTTAAGTTAAACATTTTTATTTTCTCCTTGTGATAGATGTTTTATCCACATCTTAAAAAAAGAGAATTGTTGTTTTCGCACAATAGATATGATAAATTAATAGTTAGAATGATAACGACACAATATATAAGGAAGGTAACTTTGTTGTATATTGCAAAAAGTTTTTAGATTTAGTGCCTCTTGCAAAAACATCATAATTTATTAACAGTCGTTATCGTTCTCTTTAAGCCACTCCGTCAACTGACAGCATCTTTTCTAACTTATTCAAATACCATTGAGCTTTTCTGATATCTTCAATACCATTCTTCTCTCGATGTCTGGCCAGATATTTCCATATCTGACCTTTCAAATACCCAATAAACTCATCTTTAGTTAATTGAGATTCAATCGCATCGATTGTTTCAATAGTTTTGTTTTTATAATAATTAGGATTGATTTTATCACTCATTTTGCTTCTCCCCAGTTATTGCCTATCGCTACGTCGACTTTAGACGGAACGCTCATTTCTATTGTATTCTCCATAATATCAATGATTTTCTTTTGTGTTTCTGGATCATCTTTAAGACTGATTGCTAATTCATCGTGAATTTGAATCATTGGAGTAATACCTTCTTTGTCCAAATCAATCATTGCTTTCTTTGTTTGATCAGCAGCTGATCCTTGAATTAATCGATTTAAAGCTTTATAGGTCCCTGATCTTTTTAAAGGAGTGTATTCACCATACTCTTCTTTCGCTCTATCCAAAGGATACGCCTTATAAGACCCAAATGCTTTAGGTTCCCATAATTCAAAACGACATCTTCGACCTAAGAAAGTTTTAACAGCACCTCTTTTATTCGCATGATCTGATACTGCATCAGCTAACTGTCGAACAAAAGGAACTCTTTCATTATATTGTTTAATCAAAGACTTTCCTTCTTCTGGATCAATCCCTAATTGATCGGATAATTTGCCTACACCCATACCGTAAAATAGCCCTAAATTTATGGTTTTAGCGCTCTTACGAGGTATGTTTCCAATCTCAGCCATGATTGTGTGGAAGTCTGTTTCTTTGTCTTCATTATAAGCTTTGACAATCTTTTCAGCACCTTCAAGCTTCACGATATTTGCATAGTGGCTCACGAGTCGTGGCTCTTGCTGAGAGTAGTCAAAAGAACCCCACTTCTCTCCTTCTTCAGGTAAGAATAATCCTCGAACCAAAGAACCGATTTTAATATCGGACTCAGCGTCATCTTTAGCAGGAATTTGCTGAAGGTTAGGATTAGAATAACTAAAT